ATACGCCGTTAAATTTTACAATTATCCAAACGAACACATATTAAATAGCGTCACACTACCAAAGAAGAGTAAGACGATAGAAGATATAGAAAAAGCAGAAGCGAAAAAAGAAAATGCTAATCAAAACGATAACAATAATCAAGTAAACAACGAGAACAACACAAACGTTAACAACGATCAACAAACCAATAGACCTTTAACTAAAGACGAAATATCACAAAGAGTAAAAAATGGTCACAATGTTAACGGCATGGTAGATGCAGATGGTAATACTTGGTACCAAGCACAAGGCGCAGGTGACGTTATAGGTTACACAAAACCTGATGGTACACAATGCACAGTTGGTGGTTGTGTCCCACCTCAGCAACAAGAACAAATAAACGAAGCTAATTATAAAGAGATGGAAAAATATGGGTATTCTCGTGAAAAATACGATGCAATTCAAAAAGAAGCTTCTAAACTTCAACAACAAAAAGAAAATGGAGAAATAACAGCAGAAGAATTTACTAATAGGTATATAGAATTATACGACTAAGTATCTTACAATCAATTAATTGTATTGTGATTAATAACGTCTATTTAGTGATTTAATATAAATATAAACAAAGGAGAAATTGACATGAAAAAAGCAATCTTAACTTTAAGTCTTATATTTATTACCTACTACCTCACTTTTAAATATATGTGGATTAAAGAATTGAAGTATTAACAGCTTTTTATAGCCCTTTAATATAAAAATCAAAAAACGCCTACTAGTGTAGACGTTGAATGGTGGTGAGAATTTTATGGCGGATAAAAACAAAAAACAAGAAGCTACCCGTAGTAACCCAATAAACAAAAGTTTTGAAAAGCCGGGTGCCAGCGAAAACTTAAAAAGTACTTTATCAGAAAAAGCTAAGAAAAAAGATTAGTATTCATTCATTAAATATAAATCCAATTTAATTTGTTGTTTAAGGTCTACAAGTGTATGTTTAATATACAATTCATCGTTTGACGGTAAATCAGATACTTTGAAATCTTGTCGCTCAACCTCTAGTAAATCGAAATCGCTACCAGCTGAATTATAGGTTTTAAGTTCACCCTCTTCAATGATTCTGTTTTCAAAGTCTTTAATAACTATAAATACTGGTTTACCGTTGTTATTAAACAACTTGTCTCTTTTGTCTAATAAGCTTATACAATCCAAATTCATAAACTTTCTTGTTTCATTAATTAACCAGATAATGAATTTAACAATTAAAGGATTAAATACAAGCACTGTTAAAACAAAAATAATTAGAAACCAAATATTTGCTTTTAGACCTGTAAGCAACTGAAGTAAACTCAAATTTTTTAAATCAACATTATTAAAAATTATAAAAGTATAAAACCATATCAAACATGTTTCAATAGAAAAAATCAATAATACAGGAGTATTGATAATCTTGTTTTTTTCACTAACTAAACCTATCATTGTTAGATATTTATATGGTATGTAACCTAAAACTCCTGTAAGAAGAAGCGCCCCTAGAAATTGAGTCATCTTATCACCTACTTTTTATTTTATTATAACATATTTAGTACCTAGTACTAAATTTTGGGTAGCCCGCCTACCCTTATTATTTTTTGCCAATTTTGAGGAGGGATGTAAAATGTGGTTTGAAAAATTTAAAAATAAGAACAATGAAACGAAGTATAGATACTACGAGAAATACAAAGATCCGTATACAGATAAATGGAAACGTGTAAGTGTTGTCTTGAATAAGAATACAAAGCAATCGCAAAAAGAGGCAATGTTTCGATTAGAAGATAAGATAAAAGAAAAATTGAATAACCAGTCATCAAGCATTTTAAAAACTTTGACTTTTCATACACTATTAGATGAATGGTTTGAATATCATACAAAAACATCTGGCTTTAAAGTAACGACGCTTGATAATTTGAAAACAAGAATCAAAAACATCAAAAAGAACAGTTCTCAAAATTTACTTTTAAACAAAATTGATACAAAGTACATGCAAACATTTATTAACGAATTATCAAACATATATTCTGAAAATCAGGTAAAGCGTCAACTTGGACATATGAAAGAAGCTATTAAATACGCCGTTAAATTTTACAATTATCCAAACGAACACATATTAAATAGCGTCACACTACCAAAGAAGAGTAAGACGATAGAAGATATAGAAAAAG